GAAAGAACCATCGAAACCCTCCTTCGTTCCCGATAAATCCAAGTTCAAGGATGCGATGGGTAAATACATCACCCAATCCTTGTTCTTGGAAATTGGTTATACAGATATGTCCGTATATACGCTTGCTGATGAAGACAAGTGTTACAAGGGCAAAATCTATCCGTCTCTTCGCAAGCTATACCTGGAAGCCGAAGACCCTACAGAGTATGTCTTCGCTACTACCTATTTGTGGGGATGGGACCACTGGCTAAAGGTCAGTAATAACGGTCAGGTGGCTAAGGAAGTAGAGAAGTGGCGTGACGAACTAGAAGTGAAGCTCCGGGCTAAGGGCGTTGCTTCTATGATTTCTCAGTCTGATGGCAACTTCAACGCTGCTAAGTGGGTGGCCGACGGCAACTGGAAACAGAAGCGTGGTCGGCCTAGCAAGGCAGAACTTGAAGGTGAAAAGAAGAAGCGCGAGCGCATCGCCCAAGAAGTTGATGACGACGCTGCGCGCGTTGTTCACCTAATTACAGGAAAGAAAAATGGCACGAATCAATCTGAGTGAAATCGTTTCGGGCTATTTGTCCGCAGAAAAGCTGAACACCATCCTGGCTGCTATTGAGGCAGCCCTTGATCGTACTGTGTTTCGAGACGGAACAGCCCCTAATGCGATGGAAGCTGATTTGGACCTGGGTGGTCACCAGCTGTTGAATGTTGGTCAGGCCGATGCCAGTTCTCCGTCCGCACTCGTCAGTTACCAAACTATGACTGATTATATCGATGCTCGGGCTTCTGGTTTCGTCCTTCAACGCCACGAAACTCAGACAGGTGTCGCGGCGCAAACTGTGGTGAATTTTACATCGCTGGTGTACGAAGTTGGGGCTAATAACCTAGCTGTGTACATTAACGGTGTGCGTAAATTTGCCGGCACTGATTACACAGAAACCGACGAAGACACAATTACTCTGCTAACACCTCTTGCTGGAGGTGAGAAGGTTGTAGCTGTAGTCAACGAGTTTCTGGCCACTATCGAACTCGGCGCGCATACCCACCCGTGGTCGCAAATTACGAATGTGCCTGTGTACACCACACGTTGGGCAGATTGGACAGAAATCACAGGTAAACCTGCGACATTTACTCCTTCCACGCACACGCATTCCGCTGCTGACATCACTTCTGGCAGGCTAGCAGATGCTCGCCGTGGTGTGTATGTACAGAATACAGACCCGGTAGGTCTCGGCGTAGGTGACGCCGGGGCGCTGCTGTTCTGGTGATTTAATGACGATGAAGCGCTGGGACGGCAGCTCCCTGATTGACCTCACTGTTGCCAAGCGCTGGGACGGCGCGGCGTGGATCGACCTTACTGTGGCTAAACGTTGGGACGGAGCTGCTTGGATTAATATTCCTCTTCCTGGAGGCGGTGGAGGTGGAACTCTCACTGTATCGGCCAGCCCAGGTCTTGCTCACGGACAAGTGACCAATAACAACTTGTTTGCCAATGTTACATCCAATGTAGTGGTAGTAACTCCTGCGGGAGGCACAGCTCCTTACTCACATGCCTGGACTAAGATCACCGGCGACAGTTCCCCAACGCCCTCCAATCCTACTGGCGCAAGCACTTCCTGGAGCGCCACAGTACCTAAGTGGGACTCTAAGGAAGCTACATGGCGTGACACAGTTACAGACAGTTTAGGTGCAACTGCGACAGTGGATGTTGTTGTACTTTTGACACATGATGGATTAGGTGATCCTCCTTAATGGCTAAACTAACAGTTGATGATATTCGTGCTGCTGCGGAAGCGGACCTCTTGGTTTACATCCGATTGGTCGCTCCACATCTCATGCTTGGACAAGAGCACATCAATCTCATCAATTGGTGGCAGAGCACAGCACGAAAGGATAACATTTTGATCCTTCTTCCGCGAGGCCATTTGAAGAGCAAGCTCATTGCTCTCAAAACTTCCTGGGAGATTGTACGTAATCCGGCAGAGACAATTCTTTATGCATCTGCTACGTCCGCGCTAGCTGAAAAGCAGTTGTTTGCTATCAAGCGCGTGTTGACTAGCAAGATTCACATGAAGTATTGGCCCGACCTGATTAAGCCTGAAGAAGGCCAGCGTGAGCGCTGGACTTCGGATGAAATTTCCGTAGACCACCCGATGCGAGAGAAAGAAGGTATTCGCGATGCGACGGTAAAGGCTGTAGGTTTGACGGCCAACTTCACTGGCTTCCATGCCACGAAAATTAAGCTGGACGACATTGTTGTGCCGAACAACGCCTACACGGAAGAGGGCCGAGAGAAGGTTAGGAACCTTGTATCTCAGCTGGCATCTATTGCTGAACCAGAATCTCGCACGGATGCAGTAGGAACGCGCTACCACGACAAGGACCAGTACGCCACGTTCCTGAAGCAGCAGTATCAGGTGTTCGATGACGATGGTGAAGTGGTAGAGGTAGTTTATCTGTGGGACTCCTACATGAAAGTGGTGGAAGTCAACGGAGAATTCCTCTGGCCGCGTGAACGTCGGGCAGACGGTAAGAGCTTCGGCTTTGATGCCAACGTACTGGCAAAGATCAAAGCCAGCTACGAAGATAAGACACAGTTCTTTGCGCAGTATTACAACAACCCGAACGATCCTGAAACTATCAAGATCAGTAAGGATAAGTTCCAATACTACGACAGGAAATTCCTGAAGAACGTTAATGATCGTTGGTACATCAATGACCGCCCGTTGAACGTCTACGCTGGCCTGGACTTTGCGTACAGTCTTGCGAAGAAAGCCGACTTCACTGCTTTGGTGGTGATCGGTATTGATTCGGAAAACAACATCTATGTGCTAGACATTACACGCATCAAGACGAAAAAGATTGCCTGCTACTTCGACGCCATCATTGAGGCGTATCGCCGTTGGGGCTTTAAGAAAATGCGCGCAGAGGTTACGGCTGCTCAGGAAGTCATTGTGCATGACCTGAAAACCAACTACATCGGTGCGCAGGGTTTGCCTATTGTAGTGGACGAGTACAGGCCATCTCGTAACGAAGGTAGTAAGGAAGAGCGCATTGCGGCCACGCTGGAGCATCGCTACGACAACCAGAAAATGTGGCACTACCTTGGTGGACTTATTGCCGACCTGGAAGATGAGCTAGTGCAGCCTCACCCGGCGCATGATGACATCAAGGATGGTCTCACTGCTGCTATTAGTATTGCTACAGCACCTCCGAAAGGACGTAACTTGCGAGACACAGGACAGAACAACAAAGTGGTTAGCCATCCGCGCTTCGGCGGTGTAGCTTTTAGGTAAGGACTATGACTAAGAAAACTGTTGCAGAAATTCAAGAGATTCTGACGCCTGAAAGCCTTGCCGCGCAGATTTCCTGGATTTGGACTAATTATCAAAACCAGCGGTTGCCGTGGCTCGCACAGAAGAAAGAGCTGCGGGATTATCTGTTTGCTACAGATACAACCACTACAACCAACAACCAGCTCCCGTGGAAAAACAAAACCACGATTCCCAAGCTGACGCAGATTCGTGACAACCTGCACGCCAATTACATGAGTGCATTGTTTCCGAATGATGATTGGATGAAGTGGGAAGCGCATAACGAAGACTCTGCCGGAGAGGACAAGAAGCGCGCTATACAGGCATACCTTAGTAATAAAACCCGCGAAGGCGGTTTTATGATTGAGGTTGAGAAGCTGCTATACGATTACATCGATTATGGCAACGTTTTCTACGATGTGGAGTGGGTGAATGAAAAACACACCACAGATGAAGGGGAAGAAATCCAAGGCTTTATGGGACCAAAGTTGGCCCGACTTAGCCCGGAGGATATTGTTTTCAACCCCATCGCTTCGGACTTCGACCATAGCTATACAGTCACCCGATATGTTAAAACCCTGGGTGAGATTATGGAAGAAGTTGACAGTAAGCCTGAATTGATGTATAATGCTCTTATAATCCAGAAAGCTTTGGATAATCGTCTGAAGCTGGGACAGCATTCCCCGGCGGACATCAATAAAGCCGCTCGGTTTGCAATCGATGGGTTTGGTAGCTTGGCAGACTATTACCAGTCTGACATGGTGGAACTCCTGGAATTTGAAGGGTCCATTCATGACAAGCATACAGGGGAATTAAAGAAAAACCGCATCATCACCGTCATTGATCGTTGCTACGTCGTTCGAGATGTAGCTATGCCTTCGTGGTTCGGTAAGTCGATGAAGGGCCACTGCGGGTGGCGCGAACGTCCTGACAATCTGTACGCAATGGGACCGCTGGATAATCTGGTGGGTATGCAGTACAGGATTGACCATCTGGAAAATCTGAAGGCTGACGCTATGGATTTGGCTGTGTGGCCGCCCCTGGCAATTACAGGCTCCGTAGAGGAGTTTGTTTGGGGTCCAGGTGAGGAAATCTCCGTTGGTGAAGGCGGTAAGATTGAAGAGCTGGGTAAGAATCTCAGCGGCGTAATGGCAGCGGACAACCAAATTGACAAGCTCGAACAGAAAATGGAAGAAATGGCCGGTGCGCCGAAACAGGCGATGGGCATTCGTACTCCAGGCGAGAAAACTGCATTTGAAGTACAAACGCTAGAAATGGCGGCTTCCCGAATCTTCCAGAACAAGATTCGTAAGTTTGAGCTGTTGGTTATTGAGCCTGCCCTCAATCGAATGCTGGAAGTGGCTCGCCGCAACATGGATGCGGCAGATGTGATTCGTGTGATGGACAATGATTTCGGCGCAGCTGAGTTTATGACCATTACTAAGGAAGACATCACCGCTGCCGGCAAGATTCGCCCCATTGGTGCTCGCCATTTCGCAGCCCAGGCCACACTGATTCAGAATCTTGTTTCTCTGGCCAACTCTGCGTTGGGTAAGGATGAGGCAATCACTGTTCACCTTTCTGGCAAGAAGCTTGCAAAACTCTTGGAGGAACTGCTTGGACTAGACAAGTACGAACTGTATGAAGAGAACATCCGAGTCATTGAGGCTATGGATACGCAACGCCTGATGCGCGGTGCAGAAGACACCCTCAGTGAGGAAGGAATGGTAGATACAGAAGCCCCTCCGGTGGAACCAATTGAATGAAGACAGATTGGTGGAAACATCTTCCTACAAATCAACAGGCAGAGCGTAAGGAAACTGTAGAACGTTCCAAGTTGATGCGGGAAGCCACACTAGATGTTGTACAGCAGAAACTAAAGGATTTAGAGAAGCTGCAAGAAAGTAAGAGCAACTACGAAAGTCCTGCATGGCCGATGCTTCAGGCAGATTACATCGGCTATCGCAGAGCACTCCATGAAATGATCGACCTCTTGACAATAGAGAAGGATTAAAAATGACTGATTCAATTTTCGGCACTGACGACAATCAGAACGGAAATGTTGTCACCCCTGTGGTTCCGGAAGACCTGAAGGACCTTGTGGGTGAAGGTAAGAAGTACGCCACTCTGGAAGCGGCGCTGAAGTCCATCCCTCATGCGCAGGGCCACATTGCTACGCTGGAAGCGGAGCTTGCGGAACTTCGTAAGAAGGTGGCTGAAGCAAAGCCCGCAGATGATGTGCTTCAGACGGTACAAGAGTATCTTGCAAACGAGCGTAAGACCAACGCGACTGTTGCGCCTGATATTGCTTCCCTAGTGAAGGAAGTGCTTGGCCGTGAACTCACTGCGCGTGAGGAGCAGCAAACTGCTGCTTCCAATAAGGCAGTGGTCAATGCAGCGATGAAAGAGAAGTATGGAGAGAAAGCCAAGGAAATGTTCGAGACTCGCGCCAAGGAGCTTGGTGTTGGTCCGAGGTTCTTGGAGGACCTTGTGGCTAAGTCTGCGGAAGCAGGTTTGGAACTCCTGGGACTGAAGAAGAAGGACACCACTCCAGGAAACACCCGTGGCTCTATCAACACCGCTGCACTTTCACACCGAGAACAGTTGCAGCCTGAACGTAAGAACATTATGACTGGCGGTGCTACCGCTAAGGACGTTCTTGCCGAATGGCGGCGACACGACCCTACTAAGAAGGAGTAATCTATAAATGCAAACTACTGCTAATACCACTGCATTTATCGAGGCCCAGCAGTATTCGGACTTTATCCTCGCTAATATGCATGACGGCTTGCTGCCGGAAACGTGGTATCGCAATGTATCGGATTTCCCGTCCGGTACTACCCTAAACATTAAGGTGGTTGGTGATGCGACCATCCAGGATGTTGAGGAAGATAAGGCGATGACTTATTCGCCCATCGACACCAGCACCATCACTCTGGCTATCACCGACTATGTTGGTGACGGTTGGTATGTGACGGACGTGCTGCGTGAAGACGGTGCTCAGGTGGAACAACTGGCTGCCATGCGCAGCGTTGCTGCCACTCGCGCACTCCAGGAAGACTTCGAATCGAAGTACCTGAAGGTTGCCGGTATTACTTCGCAGACCGCTTCTGACGGTAACCAGATCAACAGCTTCGACCATCGTTGGATCGCTGACGCTGCTGCGGATAACACCCACAAGATTGGCTTGCAGGACTTCATCGAAATGAAGCTGTCCTTCGACAAGGCCAATGTTCCGCAGATGGGCCGTGTGGCGCTGGTCGATCCGGTTGTTGAGGCTTACCTCAATAAGCTGGCGGCCACTTTCACTGTGGATCGTAACCCGCAGTTCCAGGCGCTTCTGGAAGGTGGCTTTGCCCGTGACCAGAAGTTCCTGTTCAACCTGCTGGGTTGGGATGTGTACACCAGCAACCGTCTGGCTCGTACAACCGCTGCCGAAACCATCTCGCACATTGGTGTGAGCGAAACTTCGACTGCCGGTTATATCGCGAACGTCTTTATGAATGTTCTCGATGACACTACGAAGCCGATCATGGGTGCATGGCGTCGTATGCCGAAGGTGGAAGGCGGACGTAACCGCGAACTCCTGCGTGACGAATTTGGCGTCACGGCGCGCTTTGGCTTTGGCCGTCAGCGTTCGGAGTCCCTGGGCGTCATCCTCACCCACCCGACCAACCACTAATTGAGGAGCAATAAATAATGGCTAAGCAAACTCTAAACGGTGTGACCAACTACTATGGTCCGCGTCACCGTCACGAGGGTGTTCAGGGC